CGTACACATGGAGGGTTATCACATTTATGTAGAATGTATTGTTTTGGAAAATATCCATAAGTTAAGAACCATGAAAATCTATGAGTATACCAATTCTCATCTCTATATCTAAAAACTCCATAGCGTTCATCTGGACGTACCCCTTTCCATATCCAACACCCATCTGTTTTATCAACCCATTTCCAGAAACGTTCACTGTAAGAGTTATTTCGATAAAGGTCGTAACATTTCCTTGAACAATATTTACCCCTACCATTTTTAACTGCCGAAGGTTTTGTATATAGCGGATTGTGGCAAACGAGACAATTTTTAACCATAACTCTACAATATTATATCATAATTAAAGCTAAACATGGAAGCAACGAATTGCGAAATCCTCATCAATGGTATAATCTAGTTCTACACGAGTTTTTGAAAGCGGGGTGAGTAATAAATCATGATACAAATAACAAAAATAGGAGTTGGAGCTGTAGCAGTTATTATTCTTGCAGGGTTTGCAGGAGTCGGTGGAGCTGTCTATCATCAGTCTCAAGTTATCTCTCATTTACAACAGCCAGTATTAGTTAGAACAGTAGTTGTCACACCCACAAGTGTTCCAGTAGTTGTAACGGCAACACCAGCCGCAACGCTTAAGACTAGAATTGGTACACCAGTAAGTGTAACTAAGCCATTGACAAAGTAATGGTAGGGTTATATATTTATTGAGTAAAGAGTTTATTTAGTATTACAACTCGTTTTTATCCGAATCAATGCCTGCCTGGTTGACGATACGATGAAGAGGAGTTGTTTTACTTTTTATGGTAGAATTATCTAATGGAAGACTTTGAGTTAGTTCCGATTACTGAAGCAGAAAAACCGGAAGAAAAACGGAATCCCTCATGGTTTAAACCAGGCAACAATGCAAACCCACATGGTAGGCCACCCAAAGGCTATTCACTTACTGAAGCAGTAAAAGATTTACTCACTAAAAATCCTGAACGTAAAAAAAAGATCATTGAAAAGATAATTACACTCGCTGAGGGTGGAGATCCTGTATTTGTTAAACTTGCTTGGAACTACATGGATGGTATGCCAAAGCAAGAGATTGAACAAACAGGTGGACTTGATCTAAACGTAAATACTACACTTGAGAAAGTATATGGAAACAAAACCCCTGAATCAACAAGCACTACTTAATTGTTTCTTAGCTGCCAAAGCTGCCGGAGTGTCAAAAGAGCAAGCACAAGCATTAGTTTCACATGGCTATTTCCCCTATCCCTGGCAATGGAAATTTCACGCAATCGCTCGACTGGCTGATTTACCAGATGGCCCTGTTGATGTTGGCTTGGGTGGCGCGCGTGGGCCTGGCAAATCTCACGCTGTACTCTCACAAGTTGCATTAGATGATTGTCAACGTATACCAAACCTCAAAGGATTGTTTCTTCGTCAAACTGGAATTGCAGCACAGGAATCATTTGATGACCTTGTGGATAAGGTTGTACGTGGTCGTGTTCAGTATAAGAAAACTGGCTCAGTATTATCATTTCCTAATGGCTCACGAGTGTTACTTGGTGGGTTTCAATATGAAAAAGACATTGATAAGTATATCGGTATTGAGTATGACTTCATTATTGTTGAGGAGCTAAATCAAATCACAGAAGACAAGTACACAAAGCTACGAGGAAGTTTGCGTACAAGTAAACCAAATTGGCGGCCACGCATGTATACATCATTTAATCCTGGTGGTATTGGACATCAATTTGTAAAAGAGCGTTACATCATGCCACACATGAAAGATGAGCAAACAGCAACACGTTTTATACCTTCAACATATAAAGAAAATCCTGCACTTAACAAAGAATATATTGAGTATCTTGAATCGTTGACTGGTGAGCTTGGACGTGCATGGCGTGAGGGTGATTGGGATATATTTGCTGGTCAAGCATTTCCTGAGTTTCGACAAACAACACATAAGATCAAATCTGTTAAACCATCGCTATCATTTGAGCATGGATTATCAATTGATTGGGGTTACACAGATAAAAAACCATGCTCATTTGCTGCATATTTACACGCTCTTATTAAAATGAAACTACCTGATGGACAGAATTTTCATAGAGTTATAACGTACAACGAATGGTCTGGTAATCTCAAGCGTCCGAAAGAATGGGCAAAGATCATCTATGAAGATTGTGCAAAGCTAGGCATCAAACCACAACGAGGTATTGCTGACTCATCAATGTTCAATCCAAGTTCAGATTATGGTAAGTCAATCTCTCAACTATTCATGGAAGAATGGCGTGAGTTAAACAATGGTGATTCATGGTTGCAACTTGGTAAAGGCACAAAAGATCGTGTTGGACGCAAAGCCACAACGCATGACTGGTTATCAATCGCACCTGATAAGTTGCCATATTGGTTGATTACTGAAAACTGTTATCAGTTATTGACAACATTACCGATATTGCAGGTTGATGAGCATAACTTTGAGGATGTTGATACAGACGGTCTTGATGATCCATATGACAGCGTGACATATTATCTGTATGGTGGCGTGAAGTTCATCGGTGTCAAGACTGGTGCGCTCAACTACACACAAGGTATTGCACCTGTTAAAGTTCAGTTTGATAACAAAGGTCAACAAGTGCCATTTAGTCCGACAGACTTTGCAAAAATGTATGAGAAGAATACCTGATATACTACAGTTATGTTTGACCGTGCAGCCGTAAAAAGCAATGGTATCACCTATGTTTTAGTTGCCTCACAAGATGAAAGATTAGTGTTTTGTGTCAATTGTAGGTTTGGTTTGTTTGCAACTAAAGGTAGAGTTGTCAAGGTTGAAGAAGCTGCACCAGTTGATACCACTGATTTAATAGCTCCTATCAAATCACAGTGTCCCAAGTGCAAAACGTATTATGCTATTCAGTTAATTAAGTAAATGCTATACTTTATTTATTGGCTAACTACGCCGCTACCTGTTTAATGGTTGCGGCTTTTTTATGGATACAGACGCAATCGCACTACACGACACAATCGTTTCAGAACAAGATCCATTGCAACTCGAACTTGCTGATGATGAGTTTATCGACACAATTGATGCTCTCATTGAAGGCTCACAAAAGTTTTATCAAAAGAAACACCTCTATGAACGGCAAGAAAAAAACCTCAAGTATTACATAGGAGATCAACTCAAAATTGGTGGCAAAGATGGACTCAAAGAATTTCAACCTAAGTTTGTTGAGAACATTGTGTATGAAGGTGTGATGCGTATCAAGCCTATCGCAACCTCACAACTGCCTGACATGACTGTTAAAAGCAGTGACGATATCACAACCGCTGATACGCTAACTGATCTATTAAACACTGATGCGAAGAAACGGGCAAACCGTAAACTCATAGGTTTGGCTCACGTTCACGAACAGTTATTCTTTTACGCAGTAATCAAAGCTCGTTGGAATCCAGAAAAAGGCGACGATGGCGATTATGAGTACATCAATATCTTTCCCAACAACATTGTCTGGGATCAGAATTGCAAGACAAACAATGCTGATGACATGATGTTTGTAGCTGAAAACGCAGAGCTTCGAGCGAAACAAGTGATGATGATGTTTCCTAAAACCGCTGATGCTTTGACCGCAAGATTAGGATTTAACAAACCATTAGATACAACAAATGGTGAAACACAAGAAAAGCGACTCGCCTCACCTATCAAAATCTGGGAGGTTTGGTTTCATTGGTGGAAAGAAACAAAAGATCCTGATACCAAGGAATCAAAATGGGAGAAAATTCATGCCGTTGTGTGGAAGTATGACAATCTCGTGTTAGGTAAAATGCGTAATCCATACTTCGATTATGAAGGTAAACCACAACTTTTTGATCCAACTATGCAGGAGGTCAACGGACTATCTGAAGCAGAGTTAATGAAACAATACTTTGATTCTATCCAACAGCCAGCAGATACGATCTATTACAACTATTTCAGAAATCCTCGCAAGCCATATTATTTCATGGTGTATGAATCTTTGGGTCGTGATCCGATTGATGAGACAAACCGTATTGAACAGATACTCACATTCCAAGATCACATCAACGATACAGGTAGACAGATCATTGAAATGAATGATCGAAGTACAGGCAAACCAGTAATTAATGGCGGTGCGATTGATAAAGAAGAAGCTAAAAATCTGGACTGGCGAAATACTAGACAGGCAGTTGTCGTGAACACAGAGGATGTTAATAAGGCGTTTGCAGTTGCTCAAATGCCAGAAGCTCCACAAGGACTGTACAACGCAAAACAAGAGAACAGAAGCATTGCTTTTGAAATGCTAGGACTCAATGACACAACTCGTGGCGTACAGCAATCTGGTGACGTAACGCTTGGTCAATCTCAGATGTTTCGAGAACAGGACTTTGGCTTCATAGATGACCTTGCAGAAAATACCATTAACGAGTTTGCAGAGTGGCAAGGTGGATGGACAATGCAAATGATTAGACTCTTCTATACCAAAGATCACATGGTGCAGATTGTTGGTAAAGATGGTGAGAGTGTGTTCACCGCAATCAATCAAAACTATGTCAGTCAAGGTATGGTTGTTGAAGTTTCAGCAAGTGCAGTTGATAAAATGATGAGGAAGCAATTGGCTGTACAAAACATGAAAATGGGTGTTGGTGATCTGCTTAGCTATTACGAAGATACAGATCAGTCAAATCCAAAAGAACGAGCTTATCGAGCGTTCTTACAACAGTCTTCACCACAAATGTATGCTCAGCAGTATTTAGTACCTGATAGTGTTGCATCTCCAAAACCAGGAGCGCAACCAGGCGCACAGAATCAACCACCAGCACCACAACCAGGTATGCCACCAAACCCTGGGCAACCGCCAGCACCAGGCGCAGGTATTGTTTCAACTGATATGCCATTACCAAATCAAGTACAACGAACAACTCAGTTTGCACCTGCGCCACCGCCAGGACAAGCACCACAATAATGTGATATAATGGTAGAGTAATATGAAATGGATCGTCACTATCGGAGCTATCATCTTTCTCATCCTCTGGTTTACAGTTTTGCCTCACTACTTTCCTATTGCAAGTCCATAGTAGGGTTATGCTAGAATATAATTATGTTCAGTTTATTTGCAAAGACAAACGAAGCTAAAACGAAATTTACCGATCCTGTCAATCCTGATGATAATTATCAAGTGACGACATTTGATGGTAGAACTTATACCGTACCTGGCGCATGGCTCAAGCAAGATGATGAGAGAATCGTATATAACGGTAAATATTATTATGTCGATTGGGATAGTGTAGAAGCCATAATCCCAATGTGATATAATTTATTCAATCTATGCCAGAACCTACAGTAATTGAACCGCAAATAGATACAGCCGCTATTGATAAACTCGCAACTGAAAAAGCTCAAGCAATTGCCGATGAACGTATCGAGCAAATGAAATCAGACCTTGCTCAATCAATCAGTGGCAAGTCAGGTTACGAAGCACCAAAGACTTGGGAGGAATTAGAAAACAGATCAGTTGCCAGATCAACAGCAGAAGCGGAAAGAATCGCTGATGAAAAAGTACAGGCTGCACTTGCCAAAAGAGACAAAGAAGTTGAAGACAGAACTAAACAAACGCTTGAACAAACAGCAGCGCAGCAAAAAGCAGAATGGGCTACCAACAGTCAACAATGGGCTGAAGCAGTCAAAGACGGTATCATTCCTGATATCAATCAAGCTATCAAAGAGAAATTGAAAAGCGGTACTGAGTACTCAGCATTAACAGCAGAAGAGCAAAAAGATCCAGGACTCAAAGCATATAACGAAGGAATTATGCTTCATGCTCAGTTAAAACAAAAAGGTGAATCAACAAGCCTCTATCGTACGTATACAAAATTCTATGGTAAACAGCCAGCAGGTGCAAGAGCTCCTGTTTTGGGTGGATCAACTCCAACGCCAGCACCAACTGAAGAATATACATACGATCAAATAAAGGCAAATCGCAAAGCAAAGTTTGGCTTTTAGCCTCTGTGAAAACTGATGCTTGACAAGTATCTTACTTGTCTATTACACTAATTACAGTTAAATTAAATGGCTAACTACGCCGCTAATCCCTATAAGGGTTGGTGGCTTTTTTTATGTTAAATAATCTTTTATCACTACAACGATCACAACCAAAGTTTCTTGATAAAACAATCAATCGTAATCAAGAACTTAAACTGAATGGTATTGACCACACCTATCATGTAACGCCAGACGGAATGTCCTATGATACAACCGTATCAAACTTTAATTATGCAGAAGCGCAAGCAACAGTCGTTGACGCTATTCTTAATTCAACTACACTTGCCTCACATATCCTCTACAACGCTAAGAATTTCAATGTCTACACACTCTTAAAAACAGTTAAAGCAATCCGAAGAACACAGTTTCAAGAAGTAACCGGACTTGAACCATTAAACTCAGCAGCAGAAAACGTCACTATTCAGATGGCATTTAACCGAGCTTTGTTCTCAATGCCTACAGTTAAAATCTTAGCTGAAGCATTTGCCAGGCAATATAATCAAGCGATTGACTATGACGCATTTGAATATCAAGATGTACTGGACGAAACTTTGTACGGTTTGACAGGGGTATTCTTCAATGGTGGGGTAAATTTCATCGGCTTAAATCAGCTTACGGATGATGGTGTCTTGTACGATGACATCGGTGGAGTTAGTCGCGCAACCTATACCAACATGAAGGGTAAAGTGCAAAACATGTCTGGTACTGGATCGTTATCACAGATTGCAACATTGTACTCAGCAATTTCTGATACAGGGCCAAATGAAACACCTTCACTTATCGCAACTGATTTCTCCCAATTTGATTTAATCGAATCGCTTTACCTGCCCACGGTTCGACATGAATACAAAACGCTTCCAGTTGGAGGCAGATACCCAACAGCACAAACAGCAGACGGCATGGGTAATGGATTTTCTACAATGGATTGGAGAGGTATTCCAATTCTTCGAGATAAAGCAATCGCATCAGGATATGGGTATATGTTGAATTTGAATTACCTTAACTACTATGGAGATCAAAAAGTTCCAGCAAGTCATTCTAAATGGTTGTCACCTGTAACGCTTGGTAAATCAAGTGTTAAAGAAGGTCAAGTTACGCTTCGACCATCTGATTATGCAGGATTCTTCTATCAGGAAGAACAAATGATGCCTTCCCAAGGTGGATCAATTGGACGATTCTGGATTTCAGGACAGTTGACATCATTCCAACCAAGACGACAAGGACGATGGATTAACTTTACAGGAGTTTAACTATGGCTAAAATAACAGGACCAAACATTATAGCAGGAGGATCACCATATGTCTCACAAACAGTACTCGGTGCTGGTGAAGCATTAGGAGATCAAATTGATGGATCAGTTGGCAAAAAATTTGTCCGAGTGCTAAACGCTGGAACCGCACTTGTTGTAGGTAATGTCATTCAAGCACCAGCAATCTCAGCTAACTTTGATGATTTAGTCATTGTTAATGCTCAGGCAATTGGCGATAGACAAGTAACGGTAACACTTGGCGGAACTGCCGTCACTGCTAATCAATTTCAAGGTGGATCAGTTACGTTTTCAACAGGTGAAGAAAGAACAATTGTCGCTCATGCCGCACAAAGTACGACCACAGGTAATGTAATCTTACAGCTTGATGCACCACTCGCGGTTGCATTAACAACCAGTAACACTGCAACAATGAGAAACTTATACGGTGGTGTGGTTCAAGCACCAACGACTTTAACAGGCGTAATAGTTGGTGTAGCAATATACGCAATTCCAGCAAATGCTTATGGTTGGCTTCAAACATACGGTGAGTGTGGTGTTCTCTCTGATAACACATCAGGCGCAGTAGGATCAGCAATTGCAAACTCAGGTGCAACAGCAGGAGCAGCAGGAGTATTTGTTGCAGGAACTGGACGAGCATTTTTAGGCCACGTTACCCGCGCATTATCTTCAGCCAAACTCATTACGGCTAAAATCAATATCTAATTATGGCTATCAATATTGAACGATTTTTACCAGGAATCCTTTCCAATAATTTAAACTCGGATAGAGCGGGTAATCTTAAGGCACCTACAGGCTCTACTGCTAATATTGATTATTCAGCATCGAGTGGCAAATGGACACCTCCAACAGGCGGTATAGTTCCACCAAATAGTGCAGCCGTTCCTACTGTTTTTCATTCAGGACAAATCGGCCCTGTTGCTACAACAGGTTTGACACAAACTCAGCTTGTTACAACGGATACCTATTTTGTTGAGGTTTTCATTCCTGCTAATACAACAATCACAGGTATCTCAGTTCTTAATGGACACACAACAAATGCAGGAGTAAGTCTTAATGTAGGGTTAGCAAACTCAGCAGGTACGATTGTTGCAAAAAGTGCGACAACTACAGCACAAGCAACAGCAGACGCGTATCAACAAATTCCTTTTACAGCACCTTATGCAGCCGTTGGTCCAGGTAAGTATTACATTGCTATTCAAGGCTCAACAACAACCGGATATATTGTGACACATGCAATCGGTAACTTTGGCGCAACACTTAAGACAACTGAGACATACGGAACGTTTGTGACAACAGCTTCATACGCAACAACAACCTTCACAACCGCTCGTGGCCCTGTTGCCGATACTTATTAAAAATCTCTACCATATTGACTTACTCTTCCATACTGTAGTATAATTCCTTCAATGTATTCACTCACTATTGGTATGCCATCAGGCGGTACGGTTAGAGCCGAAACAATGACCTCACTTATTAGCGCAATGAATCTTCTGAAAGAAAAAAATGTTGAGCATCAACTTACTATTCAAATCGGAGGCTATGTTGCGCATAATAGGAATAAGATTGTTGAGATAGCAAAGCAAAATAAATCAACGCATATTATGTTTATTGATGCTGATATGGTTTTTCCGCCATCAGGGATCATGCGCTTAATTGACCATGATAAAGACATTGTTGCAGCTATGTATAATGCTCGTGGTGTTCCAGGACAACCGATTATCTCAACCGTTAAACCAACTGATCCTGAAAAAGATCCAAAAAAAGGAGAGTTTGTAAACACTGAATTTCCAGCAGGATTATTCAAAGTGTTTGGTCTTGGTACTGGCTTTATGCTGATAAAAACAAGCGTGTTTAAGAAACTAGAAAAACCATATTTTGTAGCGTATGAGGATGAAAATGGTGAGCATCACACTGAGGATATAGATTTTTGTGCTAAGGCTGGTAAGGCAGGTTTTGATGTTTGGTGTTCTCCAACAATACAGATGAACCATATCGGTACGTACTTCTATTAGTTTGTGATATACTTTATGTATGACATATAAAGGCTCATTCTCACGTGACGGTAACGGTGTTCCGGATGTCGCGAATGGATGCCTCGCCACTAACTCCAAGATTTTCGTAGGTAATAATACCACAGTTAATGTCCCTATTTTCACAGTTGCAGGATCAGTACAAATCCTAGGAATTTGGGCAGTTGTCACAACAGTATTAGGCAATCATACGGCTGCATATTTTCGATTAAATGATGCTACAAACACGCCAGCTATCACACTATCAACAGGCGTTAGTTTAACAAGCGAAGCGGTTGGTTCAATGGTTGTTAAAAAAGGATTGGCAGCAGCAGCACTTGTGGCTATTTCTTCAGCAGCAGCGGTAGTTTCTGAACCTACAACACTTGAGACAACGTACTTTTCACCATTTGTTATTAATGCGAATGGTACAGTTACGACTAATATAGAATACGTATATACTACGAGCGACGCTGGAACTACAGGAGCCATGCAATTTTTCGTAAGATGGCTACCGCTTAGTATAAACGCTCAACTCACCACTCTATAGATTGATTTTCCTTAAATACTCTACTATACTCAATTCATGCTAGAACCAATTGACAAAGTTGACGTTGATGAGCTTGTTTCAATTGTCAACCCTTCAGCGCACGATTTCAGTCTTGAAGTAACAGACATCCATAATAAAGGTGCGTTCATAACCTATACGGTAAAAGCGCGTGAGAGCTTGAAGTTGCCACGTTATGCAGCAGATCATGTATCAGAACGATTAGCACAACAGATGGAAAGCAGGAAGTCAGGCGTAATCACACCAATATATCATCAGCTATTATTAGATCAAATCAGAATGTACGAGGTAAAAAAACCATGATAAATCTTGACAGTTTTAACCGTGAATTAACTACCTTACGCCAGGCTTTAACTACATGGCAAGAAGAACTAGCAATCAAAGAGTCACAAGTGCTAAAGGATAATGCCAGTATCAAACGCCAGCGTGAAGAACTCATCAGTAAGAGCAATCTAATCGTTGAGCAGGTTAATGGCTTACGTGGTCAAAAGGAAAAGTCAGAACAGAAAATGCTTGAGGCTGAGAAATTAAAGAAAGCAGCAGTTGGTGAGCTTGAAACAGCAGAAACTATGCGAGCTGAGGTGCGAATGAAAGAAAATGAGCTTGAATTACGTGAGAAAAATATCAAGTTACTTGAAGAACGTGAGGCTAAGGTCAAAGCAAGTGAAGAAAAGCTGGAACTTGAAAAAGCTGAACTGTTAAAGGCACAAACTCTACTCAAAAAAGAGCAAGAATTACTTGATGAGAAGCAGCAGGTTATTGTTATCCGTGAGAAAAATGCAGATATCAGAGATGCTAAACAAAAGCGTATAATGAGTGATATATGACCGAAGGGAATACTTTAGTATGAAGTGGTTACGACGATTATTCAAGCGCAAACGTGTAGTTACTATAGCTGAAAAGAACTTTATTCAGTATTTATCTCGATCATAACTCTTGCTTTATAGAATTATGGTATACTATAATTAATTAACTTATGGCTGACCCTAAAGAAAATCCTGTAGAAGCTCCTCAAACAGAAACACCACCTGTTACACCCATGTTACCTGATGATCCAAACGCTCACTTTCAACAGTGGCTTACAATGAATAACTACGAATTATCACTTGATGCGCTATCGGATAAAAACCCGTATGTTGAGGGCAAAGGCTATATTTTTACTGATAAACCTGTTTTGGTTATGACAATAAAAAAGAAAGGAGATAGCTAACTATGCCATTTAACATGAACTCAATTCCACCAGAGGAACGTACACCAGCGCAAATCAAAGCACACATGGAGTTGTACAATCAGACTCAGGATATTTGGCTTATTCACAATCCTGATGAGGAAGATTATGCTTTTTACTACAATAGACGGTTTGAACCAAATCCATATATTGTGCCAGGGTGTAATAAAGATGTCGGCTTTGGTAAGGGCAATCTTGAAGTTAAGTATTATCTCGCTGAAATATACGCTGAGCAAAAATGTGCCTTGATGATTCAAGCAATCTCACGAGCTAAATGGGATGTCGATAAGCTACAATATCGCCTAGAAGAACGAGGCCAAATGGAAGAACGGTTAGCACTGAAAGTTAATAATAGACAGTTACAAGAAAAGATTATCCCACAGTTAATGCTTGGATGTGTCAGACGAAGTAATGAAGAAATAGGAATGGGTGAAGTCGTACAGGAAAAGCCAGTTGATACCTCACAAAGTAATGTCAGACAAATCATGGAAAAGTTAGGAATGACTGATAAGGAAGTTTCACTTGCACATGATGCTCAGCAACAGAGTATGTCTGATGAAGATAAACGCAAGGCTGAGCTAATACAAAGTATAGTATAATAACACTATGGCAAAATTACACCAGCAACTAGAACAATTATTTAAATATCGCTGCAATTCTAACGAGGATATAATTCCTTACGTTAAGAAATTAGCGGAAGCAGGGAAATTTGATGAGCCAAAAAAGGTTGCGGTATTTGCTATCATTTTGGATAGACTAGGAAAACAGGAAGATGAGGCAAATATTGAAGCATCGGTAAAAGAAGCTGAGCCATTAGCACCTGTTGTTGATGAACCAACGCCACCAGTTGAGGAAACACCCGCAAATCCTGAGCCTACAACGTCACCAGATGTCCCTACAGAGCCGGAACCAACCCCACCTGCACAAACAGCCGTTGAACCAACACCAGAAACACCAGCAGAGCCAATTGTTGACAATGAAAGCGTTGATGATGGAACTGCTACTGCAACAATTTCAGAACTTACCCCTGAAAATATAACAGATCCAACACCAGCACTTGAACCCGTACCAGATCCTCCTACAACTTCCTAAAATCTGCTACAATAATTTAGATGAGAATGACATTTAGTCAACTGATTCAAGATTCACAGGATGTTTGTATTGATGATGATGCAACTTCTTATACTGGACTCTCTGATACAGCAACTTTTATCAAACGGGAAATCAACAATACCAACACTGATCTTTTCAATCTTCTAAAAAAGTATAAACTGCAACCACCACCATATACTGATGTAACTGTCGCAAATCAAATCTATTATAATTTCCGTCCAGGATTCTCAAAACTTACTTCATTGACGGTTAATGTCGGAACATACGTACCACCATTAAGAATTGTTGAGTCAGAAGCTGAGTGGAATGTACTACAATCCGTACCTACAATCTCAGGATGGCCGCAAGCAGTTTTCCCAAGACGTGACACTTATGGCATTTATCCAACTCCACAATCGGTTTACACAATGACACTTACTGGCCTTTGGATACCACTAAACATGACTGCAACGGATTATAATACGGGAACAATAACATTAGATAATGGTACTCCTAATATCGTTGGCAGTGGTACCACCTTTACTGCTAGTATGGTTGGTTCGTGGCTTGCAACAACCGATACAAATGGAATCCCGAACGGGAATTTCTACCGAGTTGCAACATACACAGATGCTACCCATATCGCAGTTGATAGAAATGTGATTGATACATCCGCTAGTGGACTCACCTTTGTTATCGGTCAATCACCTGAAGTACCTGAAGATTTACACCAATTTATACCGTATCGTGTTGGGGCTGCATATTATGGAATACGAAGACGAAACCCAACGCTTGCACAGTCATATCTTAATTATTACTACACGGGAGATTATAACAATGCTAATCGTGAAGGTGAGTTTAACGGTGGCGTATTAAATGTTTTGAATGATCTACTTGAAAAAGGCCGTGATAATAGCGGTCTTGTTGAGACAGGTGGATCAACGGCAATGGCTGATATCATACGTGACGCTTCTTGGACTACGATAATTTCAGCAAGCTAATACTATGGCAGCTCAACTAGGTAAATTACAAACTCTTAGTGGTGGCATTTCTACAATCAGTAAGAAATTAGGCCCACCAAATTCTTTTGCTTGGGCTCGTTCGCTTGACTTTCGTAGTGATCCAGCTCAACAAACCACCTATCCACAAACTGTCAAAATATCCGGATCTATCGTGACTGATCTTCCTATGTTTGCGGATGTTGCCCATAACGATGATGCGCTTGAAGACGATCAAACAAACACGCTTTTTTGGCATGGTAATACAGGGAACATTTACGCAGTAGATGAAAGCGATAATGTCACTCTTGACTATACAGTTCCAGATTCAAGCGGTAACGGGATAGTCTATTTTGCTGAAACAAATCAGCTCTATATTCCAACAAATACTTCAATTACCAGACGGGATATGGCAACGGGTAATTATTATAATAACTTCCTTGAAACATCAGGAGGCGCACCAACAAACCTTGATGCTTTACTACTTGTTGCAGCATCCAGTCAATCAGCTACACGTGCCTCAACTTCATCGCTCCAACTGGCAGGAGATATGACGCTTGAGGCATATTTGAAACCTACCTCTTTACCAACTGGCACAAATAAAATGTCAATTATTTCCAAATGGGATGAGTCAGGCTCAAAGTTAGGGTATAAATTAGATATTATTCCTACTTCTGCTGAAATTGGTAATGGACAAGATAGCTCAATCACGATCTCAACGAACACCACTGATGCACCAATTGACTCAGCTTGTACGGGAACTACTGGGAGTATCAATTTATCAGCTACAAACGCATCATTTACAAATGGCCAAGAGATTCTTATTTATCAGACACAGGGAACAAATGCAGGACAAAAAGAACGCGGAACAATTCAGAGTTATACCAGTGGAACAATTACATTAGTGAATCCACTTCAAAGAACTTATACGACGGGTGCCCAAGTATTAGTCTTGAAACAATATATAAACGTTACGATAAATACTGGTGTTACATGGACAGCAAAAGCGTGGAATGGAACAACCGGAGGACTTTTAGCATTTCTATATAATGGTATTTTTACAAGAAATGGGAATATTGTAGCAAATGGTACGTTTACCAGTTCTAATACGGGTGCAACGGGTGGTGGTTTCAGAGGTGGTAATGGTGTCGGTGGTGTTAATGTTCCAGGATATCAAGGTGAGTCAGAAGTAGGAGTTGGTATTCGATCAACCTCATCTAATGGATCAGCTGGTGGTGGTGGAGAAAATACAAATAGCTCGGGGGGTACAGCCAGTGGAGGTTCAGCAGGACACGCAAATACAGGAAATAATGGGTATGGTCGCGGAGCGGGATACATTGTTGGGCAGGCAGGAAATATCGCACCTGATGCATCAGATTTAACAACATTTCTTTATGGTGCGGCTGGTGGTGGTGCAGGTCGTGAATCAATTGACGTATGGGGAGGCTCAAGTGGTGGTGGAGGAGTTTATATAACAGGGGCAAGTATGACTGGTACTGGTTTAATTCAGGCAAATGGTGGAAATGCGCATCAAGACGGGAATGATGGACATTATTCAGCAGCAGGAGCCGGAGGCTTTGTTTATCTTAGAATACAATCAGCACCTAATGTGGGAACGAATACTATTACAGCAACAGGTGGACAGGCATCTGGAGTACTTCCTGCTGGATCAGATGGTCGTGTTGTTATTGATTATTTCTCGTCTACACCCACGGGAACTACGTTGCCTACATTTAATGCAATTCAAGATAATAACCTGGGATTAGCTAATGGTTACGCTCTCAGGCTCTATATTTCTTCTGATGATTCAACTTTTGAAACATACACACAAAGCATTGATGATTTTACGGAAGTGTATAAATTCTATAGTGTCTCTTGGCAATCGTCTACTTCGACTGCTATTTTTTATGAAAATGCTCAACCAATAGGCACAAAAATAGGCACGAAAACAGCAATCAATCAAAACGCTGCAATCTTTGGTATTGGTTGTTATGTGAATAGTGGTAGTGCAAAGACAGGCTTTTATGATGGTTTGATAGATGATGTGCGTATTTGGGCTGATGTAAGAAGTGCCGCTGAAATATCCGCTTATTACAACCAAGTATTGTCGGGAGCTGAAGATAACTTAGTGGCTTACTATCCGTTTGATGGAGCGTTGACAGATGTACAGACGAGCGCAAACAATACCTTGACTGGCAATAATACTCCAACGTATTCAACAGATGTAGCTTTTAAAGGT